AATCAATCATTACTCTGCGTAAATTCTCAAAATCATAGCTTTGGAAATCTGCATTACGAAAACTTTGATATATTCTACGCCAGTCTTCTGCAACGAATAATCTATTTTGTCTATCAGTGGCTGACATATATTATCCTTATCTAATATTTATTAGGTATTATTAACTGCTAAGTTAACCAATCAGCCCAGCACTTTCGTCAAATCTAAATTTCAATACCTCACTTACATTATATGGCAAATAAGTTAAAGTACATTCAATTTGTAGTCCAGATTCATATGATGTAATAGTAACATTTTGTGCTCTAACTCTTGGGTCATAATTAATAATTTTTTCCACATCTTTAGTGATTAAATCTATCATTTCATTTGTAAGCGGCTCAAAAATAATTTCCCAAATTATAGTACCAAATGAAGGATCACTTAACTTTTCACCTTGTCTTATATGGAAATGATTTATTAAATCCTGTTTAATTAAGCTTAAATCATATAGACTAAAATTTTCACTATCTTGACTAATAGTACTAAATCCTCTATAAGTTCTAGGTAAAGGTGGCAAATCTTTAATTGAATTGCCTTTTACAACTAATTTTTCATAAAGTCTTTGAATAGGCATATTTATATTTAATCACGTTTGTTCTTTGCAAAAGTATCCAATTTTGTAGTATACTTTTTAAAATATTCAGGTTTAAATAAGAAATTACTTACATCCTCATATCTACCTTCAAGATCTCTATCAATTTTATCAGGTTTAAATTCTAGAGGATCCAAATTTTCATGATGCTGCCAAGGCTCCTTAATAGGGACACGACGCACTATAGTTTGGAATAATTCTGCTCCTTCTTGATCTGGCACACTATGAACTTTTAGTATTTTAGGTAATTCTGCCTCATCTGCTACACTAGCTTGTGCTGCACCTGGGCCATTCATATGTATGTTGGGCGCAGTTTCTATTATATTACCGCCTGCTAATGTTTCATTGCTGCCGCCACTGGTCATATAAATATGTCCACCAACATTAACATCATAATAGTCAGCAGCATAATGTCTAAAGATGTTGCTATGAAAAATGTCTACTTTTCCAACTACTTTTTGAAAGTATTCTTGTTCTATAGTTTCATCACGTTTCATTTTAATGTGTATCTTTTGATTTTCATCTACTATTAAAATATGATCTTTCAATACATGAGTATGCATTTCTTCTTTAACTTTTATATTAAAGTTACGTCCTGCTTCCATATTGATATCTCGATCAGCATATAGATTAAAATCATTTTTGGTATGTACACTTATGCTGTCTTCGCAGAATATATCCATCTTGCCATCACTAGTCAGTTCTATCCATGCTGTACCACGAGCATTACCTATGTAAATCAAATCTTCGCTATTATGTAATAGGATTTGATGTCCAGTTCTTGTGCGTATGCGTATTAGTTCATTGTGGGGTAATTTATTATTACCTTTCTCACCATCCTCTACAGTTGCATAATCTGGTGGACCTTCACTTGCCTTCTTTTTCCTTTCAAATTTGTCATCACCATCATCCATAACAAAACTTGAACCACCTAATCTGCTTATAGGAGCACCAGTAATTTCATGTTCTGCCTTACCTACTTTGCCTGTTGGTCCATCTTTATCAATAGGTCCAGGAGTACTCACACCAAATACCATACTGGGGACTTCTCTACGAGCACTACTTGTAGTTACACCTCTTATATCATCTAGTGTAAGACCTTGCTCTTTAAGTATGTCCACAAAATATTTGTGCTTAGGTTTTTTAACCTTAGTCGTATCTTTAGGTAAAGGTTGTTCTACTTTTTTATTATACTCAGCGACAGGTACACGTTCTTCGTCACCATCAACATGAAAGCTCGTAGTAGCATAACCAGGAGTCATAAAGTTCATTTCAAGATCTTGAGTACATGCTATCCAATAGCCTTGTTTAGGATCACCTTCAATGAATATCACAATCACAGTGCTGCCTACATCTGGTGGTATCATCCAAAAGCCATAACTTTTTTGTGTTCCATCATAAGTATTTTCTTCGTTATTAAATTCAAAACCTGTTTGACCCCAAAATGGACTGGCATATTTTACTATGCGTAATTGTCCTTCAGCCTTAGGAGCATTACCAACTGGTCTTAATAATTGTACTTCTAGACTACCCATAAATTTAGGGTCAAGATGGCTTATAACCTTTGCCAAAAACGGGCCAGGATCCTTGCTATCTTGTTCAATCGGGTCTCTTGCGTCTTCAGCCATTTAATTCCACTCCCCTGCATCTGCATCGTCATACAATATTCCTTCATAAGGTAATCCAGGCTCAAAGTTATTAATTTGATCAGTTAACGCAGTATCTGGAATTCCATCTGGACCACCTTCTGGAGTTTGATTTGGCATACGTAATAAATCTAAAGTTTGACTAAAAACACCATTAGTAAAGGTGCTTTCTACAGTACCTACACGATAAAGACCGCTAAATGTAGGCACTTTTCCTGAAGGAAAGTCATAAAGTCCTGTTTTGTAGTTAATATCAATAGGATTTCTAAAATTCACTGTAATATATACTTCACCTTCTTGATAATTTATGGCCTCATCACTATTTAAACCTCGAATATTACTATCACCTGCACTGTAATTACCCATTCCACTATCACCCATGTAAAATGGATCTCCAAGTATTTTCATTTGTAATTGTACCATGTCTGCAATTGTATTAATTGCTTTATGAAATTGTCTTGCTGCTAATCTCCCAGGATCTTCTCCTGTTGTACCACCTTGATTTGATCCTACATCAATCTCTGCATTCCTAATTTGAACAATTTTATCCATAGGATCACCTACTCTAAAATTGCCATACGTGCCGGCTGCATATCCTGCGCTTGCATCATATTCTTTACCATTTGCATCTATGCGTTTTGAACTTAACACACCTTTTTCAATTACAGGCTTACTTTTGGTAGCATCGGCGGCTTGTTGACTCCTATTTTGCATATCTTTATTGAATTTACCATTATCTGCTGCCAAAGCTGTATAGAAACTAGCATTGAAATTAATTTGAAAATCTAATACATCTATATTTTTACCAGTGTAAATGTAGTTATATTCTTTTATTGCAGATTGTTTTATTGCTTTTGATTTAGCAGTTTGGTCTGATTGTAAAAATCTACTGTGATGAACCATATGTGGAATTACTCTAAACACTGTTAGCATAGGATATTTGCCAGTTTGCTTCATATTTGATTCACCGTCTAACATGTACATTTGGCTGTCTATTCTCCACCAATGTACAAATCCATTTGAATCAAAGTTTTTAGGATCTAATGCTTGACGACCATAATCACTACTTAGTAAAATTTGATTTATAACATTAGGTATACTTTGACCTTGTTTAAAAGCAGCAATACCAGATTTTTCTGTTATGGTTAAATCACCTCTAACATACACTTTTTTTCCAGGATCCCAAACAGCATTATCTTTGCTAAAACTTTCTTCTGCTTTTTTCTGATCAATAAACCCCATCTCTGCTGTGCCTAGTATATTTACTCCACTATTTTGAACATAATTTATACCTTCTAATTCTACTCCTAATTTTTGTTCTACAACTTTGTTATTAGAACCTCCACCTTGATTACTCATAGTTGTAGCACCTTGTGGATTACTTACATCACTATTTGTAGATCCACTAGAACCACCAGTAGCGACCTGCATTGGAAATAAAATTAATACTTTATCAGCAATTATTGCTTCATTTTTACCTTGAGATGCTGCTAAGGCTGCTGATGCTAATTGATCATTTATTACACTTTGAAAACTTATTGTTTCTTTAGTGTTTTTTTGTAACATTTCTTGAACTGTACGGCCACTACATTTTATATCACTTTTTATTGTACTGGTTGATCTACTATACGCTCTTTCATTCCAAGGAATAGCCGTACAGTCATATACGCTACCTTTGTCTGTGACTTTCATAGATATTTGAGCAATTTTTAATGGAAAATATTTTGTACTCACACTTTTTATATTTTGGTTTAAATAGTCGTGATGTCCAAAAAATTCTACACGTAAGAGAACAGGCATTTCAACCCAGTTTTTATAATCTACTTTACTAGCAACTACTTGTAAAGTTTGAAAAAATAATCCTATACTATAAGGTTCAATTACGGTAAAATTGATGCCTGTACTGTTTGTATTACCTGTATTTTTATCTAAACCAATTACACCTTTTATTCTAATATTATCAATAAAATAATCATACTTTCCACTAGGATTGGCTTGACTTTCATAGGGACTTAGAGCTACTCTGTTATTAGGTTGCCCACTAGCAGATTTTAAAATTATGGGCCCAAGTATACCTTTTCTATAACTATCATCTGGAAAATTCAAATGACCTCTACTCAGAGCACTTAGTGTCCAAATATAATTGTAACTTGCATAATCATGTAGAACATTTTGCAAGGGGAGAGTCTTAGAAAATTGTGCTTTACTTTGGGAATTACCTGCATTGTTATTAAAACGTAAATCACTAACTTCATTAAAAGGTCCATCTAAACTATTAACACTATTAGGGTTAGAAGGATTACGGGAAGTATTAGGAATTCCAGGTATCCCTGTAATATTATTAAGTCTTCCGTTTAAATTGCTTCCTAGTTTATTAAGTGCTGAATCTAATAAATCTCCGTTAATTCCACCTACTAAACTTGCACCATTTAATACTTTTCCAGAACCAGCCTCTTTTAATGCTAGAGTAACAGCTCCAACAGCACTTCCAGCAATTGCAGTCTTTACCGCAGTTTTAAGTATTTCTTTTATTCCTAGGGGCATATTATGTTCCTAAAACTTGACTTAACTGATGAGGTTTGGGTATAAAGATTTGTATTCCTGCAACAAAATCAAATATTGGATCTTGTAACACATCTAAATTTCTTTGAGTAAATACCCACCATAAACCATGATCACCATAAAGATCATAGGCTAATAAATCTGGCCGAAGTGCATATTGACTTTCTATTGTGTAAAGATAATCGTCCATTTCGGCACTTACTGGTCTTATACTCAGTATACTAAGTTGATTTCTTATTATAGGAGTATTAAACCATGGGCTAGAACTTGAATAACGAGCAGGCATTATAAATAACCGTCCTTTACATATTTTCCTTCTACAAACTTAGCGAGACTAAATTGCCTAACCCTAGTTCTACTATATACTGGCAGTAGTGTAACTGAAATAGCACTTTGAGTTGGTACATGACTATCATCTGGACCGCTTTTACTTTCAGGTTGTACACTGCCTGAAAAACTTTGTATTTTTGTTGAGCCTGGTGTACTAGGTTGACCTAATAATTGGGAAGCCATGCTGCCTGCGACAGTTTTTGGCTTTGGTAAAGATTGCATATTAGTGGTAATATAGTCTACTTCTTTTGGTAATGTTAGATTAAAACTTTTTACTACTACTGGGATATTTTTAAAAACATAATCACCATAAGCATTGAATAAAACTATAGGTGGCGGATTTCCAGCTGCTTCTTGATCTTCTCCAGTATACATTTTAGTTACACTTCTTAAATAATGTATTGTAGATATCCAATATTGAGCTTGTAGTGCATTTTCTACAATAAAATCCCCCACAATTTGTATTTCACTTACTCTACTATATTGATAAGCAACAAATTGATAGTTTTGATGTGTAATTGGCTGCTCTTGATAATTAGCTTGGTGGCTAATTGTTATTGTTGGGGTGTATGGAAAAATTAGTCCGCCGGCTTCTTTTAATGGAGTAAATAAACTACTTTTCCACATAGAACTTGATGGAAGACTCAATCTTACACGCCAATCAGCTGCACTACCCGTATCAAAGCTAGGTGTAACGGGCTGAGCGTCTTGATTAGACTGCATTTCTTTCTTTATGTTTTGACTTCTCTTATCGCTTAAATTAAAACCTGGGTTTGATGACAGAATCTCCGGGAGTAGATTTTGCACCGTCCCAATTAAACTTGTTACCATTTTAGGTCTCCTCGGCAAATATTTATTTGACTTTTTAATCTACGTAGTTTATAATAGTATAAAGGACAAGTATACATGACTGTAAATTATCTTAATAATAAAGATTTATTAGAAGAAATACATAAAAGCAAGAACACTTATTGTAGCTATAGCCGTCCAGAATATCATCAATATGATATTATTTTGCCAAGTAAAGATAAAATTAATATTAGAATTGTAGCTGAAGCCAAGCGTAATCGTGCTAAAAGAATGGGGGATGAACTGTTGGTCCAGCGTAAAGAAGCAGGTGAAAAAATAAAATTAGCTGAATGCGAATTTGATTATAAAAAAATAGCTAAAACTGATTTAATCTTTAGAATTATGACTTATGAACATATTCCAGTAAACAAAACACGTAAGAAAAGTCAAAAAACTGAGGCAGATAATCATGATCGTGTAAACTTTCCACCTTTTCAACACTGGAAGTTTGATGAAAATGATGAACTTATCTGTGTAGGCAAAAGTCATTGGAAGGGTGGTATAAAAAATGGTAAGTTCAGTAAAGATCATGGACAAATAACTAATAACTTAGCTCGTATGTACATGAAATTATGTGAACGTTATGCTACTCGTGGCAATGTTCGTGGCTATACCTATAATGATGAAATGAAGGCTCAGGCCATATTACAACTCACACAGGTAGGACTACAATTTAATGAAGCCAAATCGAATAATCCTTTTGCTTATTTTACTGCTGCTGTGACTAATAGTTTTGTTCGAATAATCAATATTGAAAAACGTAATCAAAATATTAGAGATGATATTCTCGAAATGAATGACATGAATCCAAGTTATACACGAATCAGTAATGCTGAATATACAGCTAGCTTGAAAAGATATGAAAGAGACGAGGAATGAGTTTATTTAAAAAGGCAGCATTTTTTACAGACATACATTTTGGCTTAAAATCTAATAGTCAAATACATAATCAAGATTGTGAAGATTTTGTAAACTGGTTTATTAAAATCGCAAAAAAGAATAATTGTGATACTGGATTCTTTTTGGGTGATTGGCATCATAATCGCAATAGTCTTAATATTGTTACTATGGATTATAGTTTACGCAGTTTGGAAAAGCTAGGTAAAGCATTTGATCAATTTTTTTTCTTTCCTGGCAACCATGATCTCTACTATAAAGATAAGCGAGATATTCATAGTGTGGAATTTGGCAAATATATCCCAGGAATCACCGTTGTATATAAACCTATAACAAAGAGTGAAGTCACTATGTGTCCTTGGCTTGTAGGCGATGAATGGAAAACTATAGGTAAGAAAGATGCTAGGTATATTTTTGGACATTTTGAATTACCTAATTTCTTTATGAATGCTATGGTACAGATGCCTGATCATGGTGAAATACAACTGAGTCAGTTTAAAAAATATGAAATTGGTCTAAGTGGACATTTTCACAAACGTCAAAATAAACAGAACATGCACTATATTGGTAATGCTTTTCCACATAACTATGCAGATTCTTGGGATGATGACCGAGGTATGATGATACTAGAATGGGGTGGACAACCTAAATATTATACTTGGCCTAATCAACCTACTTTTAGAACTATTACATTGAGTAGGTTGATTGATGAAAAGGATACACTAATAAAATCTAAACAACATCTTCGTGTAACATTAGACATTCCTATCAGTTATGAGGAGGGGAGTGCCATAAAAGAAGAATTTATTGCAAACTATCCAATACGCGAACTTACTCTAATTCCTGAAAAACGCGATATTGAACTTAATACTGATTTAGAAATTACAGCATTTGAAAGTTTAGATCAAATTGTTATAAATCAATTAACAAATTTGGAAAGTGATACGTATAATATTAAACTACTTATGGATATCTATAAAAATATATGATTAAAATTAAAAACTTAACAGTTAGAAATTTTATGAGTGTTGGTAATAATACTCAAGCAGTAGATTTCTGTAGGGAACAACTAACATTGGTCTTGGGTGAGAACCTAGATCAAGGTGGGGATGACAATGGCAGTCGTAATGGTACAGGTAAAACTACTATCATCAATGCACTAAGTTACGCTCTTTTTGGACAGGCACTAACCAACATTAAGAAGGATAATCTCGTAAACAAGACCAATAATAAAAATATGTTGGTCACACTGAATTTTGAAAAGAACGACACCTTCTATAAAATAGAACGTGGACGTAAGCCCAATGTTTTAAAGTTTTATATAAATGGTGAAGAACAAGAAGTAATTGATGAAAGCCAAGGTGACGTTAGGGAAACACAAAAAGATTTAGATGATATACTGGGTATGACGCACGATATGTTTAAAAATATTGTTGCTCTAAATACTTATACAGAGCCTTTTTTAAGTATGCGGGCTGGTGATCAACGTATGATCATTGAACAATTATTAGGTATCACACTGTTAAGTGAAAAAAGTGATTCCTTAAAAGAA